TGGTCTCCGACATCATCTTCAGGCATGTGAAGTATGTCACTTCCTGAAGCGGCTCCGACTTCTTTGTCCGCCTTATCCCCAGCCATTCAAGAAAAGATTCGTCTTCCATCTTCGGCGACGTTGGTGTGTCTATCGTGTTCATGTTCAGCATCCTCGCCACTCCCTGCGTCACCCTCTTCCATGCGTCCAAGCCCTTCACCCCCTTTCACTCTTCTTTGTGTACATTTCCATCTGTTGCAGCCATATCTCTAATGATTCGTTTGCATCCGGCTTCACTTCCCCCTTCATCGCCAGCGTCCACGCGTCGATGACAGCGTCCACGATGTCGATGCGCTCCGTCCGAAGGTCTTTTTCAATCTTGATTTCCCCGAAGCTGTTGGACGTTGTCTTCGCGTTCGCGATCGACCACGTCAGCGCCCCGTTTCCGTCGTGTTCCACGTTCCCGGCCATCGTTTCCAGCCGGAAGTCCACGGTCGCATCGTTCAGCGCCTTCGCTGACTGTGTCGTTGACACACTGTCCCATCCCATCGCTTCCAAGTCCGCCATGAACGCGGAAGCATTGTGCGGGTCGTATGCGATGAATTGCACGTCGAATTCATACTGCTTCAGCAGCTTCTGAAGGTATGTCAGGATGTATTTATAATCCGTCTTGATGCCGCCCATCGTCTCCGTGACGGTCAGCAGTCCCTGCTGAATCCATAGGTCATACGGCGCACGGTCTGTCTTTATGTGTTCCTGCACCCGCATCTTCGGGATGAAGGAATGCGTGTGTACAAAATACTTCCGGACACCTTCCCCCATGAACGGGAAGACGATTGCCAGCGATGTCAGGTCGCCGCCAGCGGACAGGTCAAGCCCGACATAACACTTTTTCTTCCGGAAGTCTTCCAGCGTCTTCTTTACCGCTGCCGCCTTCCACACGGACATGTCCTTGATGTAGACATCGTTCGTCCACTGAATCCACATGTTCAGCTGCTTGACGATGAAGTCCCGCAGCGTCCGCCCGCCCATTTCCCGCGCAGTCTCTGCGATAGGAACCATGTTCTGAAGCGATTCCCGGTCATATTCCAGAATGGGATTCGCTTTTATCCAGTTTTCCGGCAGCCACATGTCATCCTCTTCATCCATCTGTGTGATGAAAATGAACTGGCTGTCGTTCTCCGCGATGCCCTTCAGCACCTTCACGCAGTATTCATACAGCTCATAACAGGGCGATTTCAGGTCGAATCCCGCCGTGGTGATGACGGAAATCAGCGCCGACTTCATCTTTTTTATGCCGCCTTCCAGCAGCTTGTACATCTGTTCGTCCTTGTGCGCGTGGTACTCGTCCACGATTCCAAGATACGGGCGGAATCCGTCGATGCTCTTTGTGTCGCCGGACAGCGCCTTGATTTTTGACTTCGTCAGAAGGCAGTCGATAGTGCTGTTATGTTCATGCACCTTGAAGCATTCAGACAGGTCGCTGTCGCTGTTGATGAATTTCACGATTTCACCGAAAACTATCAGCGCCTGGTCTTTCTTCGTGGCCGTACAATAAATCTGGCCGTATTTGTAACGGTCAAAATTGCCGTAGTATGTGGCAAGAATCCCGTTCAGGAAGCTCTTTCCGTTCTGCCGCCCTATCTGGATGTAGCTTGTGCGGAAGCGTCTGTGATGTCCTGCCTTCGTCCTCCATCCGTTTATGCTCCCAAGGATGAAGCACTGGAAGGGATAGGCCACCACTTCCTGCTCTTCCTCTCCTTCGGCGATGGTCAGCGTCTCCGCGAAGTCGATGATGCGCTCCGCTTCCTCTTCGTCGAAGTAATACCGATATGGCGCGGCCTTCGCCCGCTCCAAGTCGTCAATATGTCTTTGACAAGCCAGCTTCACCAGCTCGCCAGCCGTCAACTTCCCCGCAAGGACATCCAGTGCATACTGTGTTACTCTGTCCGTGTCCGCTCCTATGCGAATTTCTGCTTGAATTTGTTTTCCTTCGGCGGCTCTTTGTCCGCCTTCGGGACTATCAGTCTGCATCTGGATGATACCGTCAGGCCGAAGTCAGACGCGCCCTGCCTGCACTGCTTGAAGCATCGGTCTTGAATCAGCAGCAGCCTTTCCACTTCCCCATTCACCACTTCCTTCTCCGTCATGACAGGATTGCCTGCGGCATCCTTTGTCCCGGACGGGACTTGAATGGTAAGCATCAGCGGCTGCCTGTTCAGCTCCTCCGTGATGGCGACGTATCTGTCCATCGCGATGACAAGCCGTGCAAGCGCATCGACATCCAGATTCGATATAAGGTCAATCGCCCGAAGCTCCTTCACGATTTTCTTGAATTTTTTCTTCTGCTCCGGTGTCAGGTATGGCGGCGCTGTGACCTTATCCGCAGGCGCTTTCACTTCCGTGCGCTCCCGCTCCTCGATTTCCGCCTTCGTCAAGTGCTTTTTGCCCTTTGCCTTTACTAGCTCGATAGGTTGTCGCTGTCCTGCCATCCCCGTGACCTCCTTTCTCACTGTCCTTCCCTGCGGTGTGTCAGAATCTGACACTGCCCTTTTATCTGGCGGGCATATTCTGGAATTCCCGTGGGGAGTTTTCTCCACGGAACAGGGGGAGCGCGACTAATCCAGACCGACCAAAACTTTTTCGATACCCCCGGCATCCTTCCAGTGGGATGCTATCAGCCCCAGCAGCATCTGCTGCGTCGCTTTCTTTGTTGCTTCATCCTTCTCGTACAATGCGCTGATGATTCCATGGTTGCCGTTGCTCAATGGCAGAAGGTTCTTGATGTCAAGCCTTTGCGTCCAGTCTTCTTCCAGCTCGACCACATGATGCACCATGTCGGCAGTCATTATCCTGTGCTGTATGTAATAGGCATATATGTCCATGCCATCATACAGGCGCAGCGCTGTCTCTCTGGCTTTGCGCCAGTCGCTGCATACATAGAAGGCTGCTGCCCGCTTATTCCTGCGTGTGCGGTTGTATTCCATGTGCCTGCTGCCCTGCCCTGTATATAGGGCTGTACAGCTGTTGCACAGGCTTATTCCCTGCGGTATCAGCGCCCCGCACCTGCACTTGTGCCATAGCACCACACCACCCCCCTTATATAGCCCTTATATAGCCCCTATATATGCCCCTGTATATAAGCCCCGTATATAGGCCGCCATATAGCACCCCCCGTATAGCAGCCCCTTATATGCCCCCGTATAGGCGCATTTTGGGGCTTCCGCAGGCACCCACTTTTCAGGGATGCCTGTTTCTGCCTTTTGAGGGCGGGAAAATGGCAATAAAAAACCGCCGTCCAGATTTTTGGTCTGTACAGCGGTCTTTTTCGCAACTTTCCACGCTATCATTTTACATCGGGCGCTCCACCATGAAAACCCCAACTTTTTACCACGTTTTCCCCAAAAAATGAAGCGCGAAAAATCCGTTTTCCCATGAAAAGCCCCTTTTTCACTTCACCATTTTTCAATTCCGTCGATTCCGAACAATTTCACGGAAATCCGGCGAATCATTTCTTTCGTCCAGCGGGAAGGTGTGTTTTTCCCGCAATTCAGGCTTTCGGCGATGTCTTCAAAAGAAATCCCGTCAATATAGTGCATCCGGAAGGCTTCGTACTTGTAGGAAGCCCCTTTTTCGTCCTGTTCGTCCTTCAGCTCCGCCATCGCCCGGTCAATGTTCGCAATCATCATCGCGGTACAAAGTTTCGACCGCCTGACGCTTTCAAGATAGGAATTTTCCGTCTTGAAAATCTGGAATTCTTCCGCTTCCAGCTCTTTGACTTCTGAAATCGCATTTTCCAGATGGCTGCGCATCTCCCTGTAGTTTTCCATCAGCATCCGCGTGTTATGCAGCACCTTCTGGCGCTCCTGCTTCTTTTTCGCGTTCTCTGCTTCCAGAAGCGCCTTCCTGACGGTCTTTTCCACCGTCTCCTTCATTTCTTCATCATTCATCGCCTTTCACCTGCCTTTGCTTACTTCCTGCGCCTTCTCCTGCGCATGTTCCTGACATTCCGAAGGTGTGCCTGCCTTCGCACCATCGGCAGCCCGCGCCGCCTTCGCTCATTGTTCGACATCTTCATCTTTTCCAGCTGCCACTCGTCCATGTCGCTGAAGCATTTCTGAAAGTATTCCGCCAGCCACTCCGATGCCGGGATGATTAGATTTTCCATGACCTTCTCAAAAGCATTCTTCAGCTGTTCCGCCGCCTTCAGCAGCCCCACCGCCAGTTCTTCCATCTTGATTTCATGCTTTTGGCAGAATTCTTCCATCATCTCCTCCTGCTTCCGCTGCATCTCTTCCGGGAATCTCCCCAGCCACTCCTGAAGTACGTCTATTGCTTCGCCCGATGCCCCTTCCTGCCCTTTTTCGGTCTCCGCCACGGAATTCTCCGCCTGCTGCCCTTCAGTGGCTTCTTCGGGCTTCTGCGCGTCCTTCTGCCCCGCGTATGCAGTCATGTCTTCGCCTGCTGCCATGTCGATTCCTATGTATGGCCGCCCTGCCATGCCCTGCACCTTCTCCTTCACTTTCTTCACCGCATCCTTCAGTCCCATCTCTTCACCTTCTTTCTTTCCATCACTTAAAAAGGCAGTTCGCCCTCTACCCCGTCCGGGATGTTCATGAAGCCGTTTTCATCCGTCGTATATGTCCCGGATGGCTGCGCCTGCTGTCTTGACTGCTCCGTCGCTTTGCTCTCCGCGAATTCGATGCCTTCCGCCACGACTTCCGTTGTATACACCTTCTGCCCTTCCCGGTTCGTATAGCTTCCCGTGGTGATGTGTCCTTCCAGCACAATCCGCGTCCCCTTGTCCAGATACTTTTCAGCAAACTCTCCCAGCTTCCCGAATGCCACGCAGCTGATGAAATCCGCGTTCTGCTGCCCTTCCTGCCTGCGTCCCCTCCTGTCCACGGCCAGCGTGAAGTGCGCAATCGCCATCGGCTCCTGTCCCTTTGACTGCTGCACTTCCGGCTTCCTCGTCAGCCGTCCCATCAATATCGCCTTATTCATCCTTTTTCTTCCCTCCGTCCTTCGGTTTCTTCGCCAGCTCCTTGACTACCGCATACACCACGACCACCAGAAGCAGCACCAGACCGACCGCGAATAATATCAGCACCATCCACAGGATGAAGCTGCCTGTCGCCCTGATTGCCTGATTCAGCCATTCATTCACGTTATACATCCGTTTTTCCTCCCTTTAGTCTAATTCCAGCGCTATCTTCAGCTTTCTGCTGATTTCCGCCATCTCCTGCTCCGTCGCCGTCCCGATGTAATTATTCAGCCGCACCTTGTCGATGGACGTTGGCGCTTCGCATAGCGCCGTTGACCTCCTCCTTGCGCTGTTGATGGTCACATGCGTCGGTGTCTCCTTCTTCGGCTTCGATGTCAAGAAGACCACCGTGACCTCCCTGTTATAGCGGTTGTTCGTGTTGTTGGACACGATGATGCCCGGCCTGTCCTTCTTCGTCTCGCTGCCTACCTGCCCCCGGTTGTTGTTGATGTAGAAGATGTCCCCCCCTGCGGATTGTCCGGTCTCTTTCCTCCGGCATCTGCCTTCCTGTGCGTCTCACCCTATCACCCCCGCGTATTCCTCCTTCAGCCTGTCCGCCCGGCTCTTCAGGTCTCTCTTCAGCTGCGCATCTTCATCCAGCAGCTTCTGCATCCGTTCCTTGCTTCCCCCTGCCCGCAGCAGCCTGTTGACCTTCTGCATCAGCTGGCTGCGCTTCTGTATCATCAGCCGCATCTCCCTGTCGATGACCGTGACTGTATAATGCGCCCCGCAGGCAGGGCATTCAAAGAATCTTTCCATGACTGCATTCCCGCCCTTGCCCTTTGCGATTACACGGTCTTTCAGCAGGTTCTTCGTCTCGATCGCCGCGCTGCACTTGTCACAGATGATTTCCTTCTTCTCTTCCATCCTGATTCACTCCTTTTCGTCCAGATAAGTCGCTTCCATGTCTGCTATATGCAGCTGAAGCACCAGCGGATAGCGCCTGAATGCTTCAGACAGTTCCCTGCTGCCGCCGCGCACTGCATCGTCGAATGCTCCCATGTGCCACCGTATCGCCGCTATCTCTTCATAGGTCAGCGTCAGCCCCTGCTGCTGTATCAGGATGACGCTTCGCTCTCCATGCCCGACCGGAAGCGCCACGTCTGTGTTATATTTCCAGCTCTTGATGCTCCCGTCTTCCGCCGTCTCCGGAAGATACCTGCCAATCTTGCAAACGTCATGCAGCAGCGCCACCAGCGCCGCCGATTCCCTCTTGCCTGCCATGTCACTTCTTCCCGTCAGGCGCTTATGTACATTCAGCGAATGCTCTGCCAGCCCGCCTTCATAGCTTCCGTGGTGCTTCGTGGAAGCTGGCGCACGGAAAAAGTCCGTGTCGTCCAGCCATTCCATGAAGTCCCTGAAGCCACAGCGGGCGGCGGCCGCCCACTCTAAAAGCCCTACAATCTGCCGCCTGTTCTCTTCCCACTGCTTCACGCTTCCTTCTCCTTTCACATCACTCATTCAGCTTGTGCAGCTTCATCATCTGCACCACAAATTCCGCCTGCGCCTTCTCCATCTGCTCTTCCTGCTCTTCATGCGTCAGCTGCTCGTCCTCTGCGATGCCTGCCATCTTGTCCACGATGTCCGCCGCCTTCCTGAACGTCTTTGCAAGCTCCTTCAATTCCTCTACTTCTTTCTGCATTCCTTTCTCCTCCTTATTCTTCGTTTTTCCTGAAGCACGGCGGTGTGTAATCCTCGTTTTCCTCCGGGCTGTACATGCACCTTTCTTCTTCCGTTTCCGGCGCTCCTTCCGGCTGCCCATAGCAGCAGCATCTTTCACATTCCATCTTCTTCTCCTCCTTATGCTCCATATTTCAGAACGGGCTGCGCGGCATCCTGTGCCGCGTCCTGCCCGGCTCCGTTCGTCCCTTCTTCCTTCAGCGGCTCGATGCCAAGGATGCAGAAGCCATCTTCCAGCCCTGTGAAGTCTTCCAGCATGTAGATGATTTTCCGCTTCACGCTCCGCCCGGTGTTCCTTCCGTCCTTGAATTCCATCATGTGCAGGATATCGCCCACTTTATAGCCCCGGTCATTCTTGCGCAGCTCGAAGTTCTTCCGGCATTCCAGCACGTCGTCGAAGAAGGATGCCCCCAGCCGGATGTCATGCACTTTCGGCTCCGGCGCTGCATTGTCGGAAGGAAGCTGCTGCATCTTTTCCTCCTGCGCCTTCTCCCGCAGCTTCTTCTGTGTCTCCCGGTCTATTGCGTCCTGCTCCTCGCTGTATCGCTGCTCTTCAGTCTTCTCCGCTTCCGCCTTGTTGACGTATTCATCGCACTTCGTGCATGTCCCGGTCTTCACGTTGCATTCGGAATACCTCTTGCAGCTGTAGCACAGGGACGTGATGCCTTCCGGATGCGGTGTCCGGTATTCTTCGGCTTCTTCAGATGCCCCTGTCGCTTCGCCTGATGCCCCTTCCTGCCCTTTTTCGTCCTCCGGCGCGGAATTCTCCACCTGATTCCCTTCAGGGGCTTCTGCGGGCTTTTCCGCCGCCTTCTTCTCTTCCTGCGCTGCTGCCTTCGCTGCCTTCACGTCTTTCAGCGTCAGGTTGCCGTCCTCCTGATACTTTTGTAACATCGCCTGCTGCCCTTCCGCAGACATCCCGCTGATTTCATAAGCCGCCGAAAATGTCAGCCGCCCTTCCTTCAGCTCCTTCGTGAATTCCGGAATCAGACGATTGTTGATGCTCTCAATCTGCGCAATCTTCGTCCCGGATGCCTGCATCATGTCGGCGATGACATCCCGCAGCCTTCCGCTGTCCAGCTTGTACCCGCCCATGGTCAGCCCGTTCTGCTGCATGTAGGTCAGGGCTTCCTTCAGCTGCCGCTCCTCTTCCAGAATGTCGGCCACCGTCTTGTCCCTGTAGCTGTTCGCCATTATCAGCTGCACCATCTCTTCGTGTTCGGAAGCGGGCTGCCTTATCTGGCAGGTCACGATTTCAAATTCCTCGTGGCCGCTCTCCACAAGAAGGTGCAGCGCCCGCCATCTCTTTTCCCCGGCGATGATTCTATATTCCCCTGCTTCGCATGGCGCGTATGTCACCGCCATATTTTCCAGCAGCCCTTCCGCCAGAATCTCCTGCGCCAGCTTCTCCACGTCCTGCACCCTGTAGAAATTCCGCTCATTCGGATATATCTTCCTGATGCTGATGTCCCTTGTCCTGAATCTTGCCTTCGGCGCGTCGTCTGCTGCCGCCTTGCTGCTTTTGTTCAGCGCATCCAGCACTGTCCATCCTGATGCCATTGTCTCTTCCTCCTTTACTCTGTCAGCTTCTGCTTCTTCGTCTCCGTCCGCTCTACATTGATTTCGCCCTTGCTATTCTGCGATATGCTTGCCTTGACACCGCCGCGCAGGTTCAGCGTGACCTTTGCCAGCCCTCCCGTGTATATCTCCTCGACTGCTGCCCGCAGGATGTTCACGATTCCTTCGCCTGCCCTCTTGTCTGGCGGCGCGTCCCCCCCCCGAAAAGCGCAGACACGTTTTTCAGTGCCTTCTCCTTCTGCATTTTCTCCTTCTGGTACTCCACCGCCCCCGCACAGTTGCAGGTCATCGTGGCTTCCTCTTCTGCCTGCGGCGGTGTCAGCTCGTAGCCATATTCAATCTGCACCATCTGCCCGCAGAATCTGCACGGCGCTGTCCGCATGGTTTCCTTTGCCATCCGTCATCCCTCCTTTACCTGATTTTGCTGATTGCCTTCACAATCTCCTTGTATTCCTCTTCCCTTTCATGAATCTGCGCATCCAGCGCGTCCAGCCTTCTGAATAGGCTGTCGATGCACGTCTTTGGCAGCTTCTCGCCGCCTGCTGCCAGCACCATGATGATGTCCAGGCGCTTCCTTCCTGTCAGCTCTGCCAGAATCTGAATCTGCGCATTCTGCTTCGCCGCGTTCCGGTATGACCTGCATATCTCACTGTCCGTCATCCCTCTCCGCCTTCTCCCGCCAGAAGAATCGGGATTCCTTCAAATTCCTTCTTCGTCATCAATGCGATGTCGTGATGCCCGTCCGATTCATCCCGGTCTATGTACTTTCTTACCAGTTTCCGCAATTCCGGCACAGAAACAAACACCCGCAGCGTCGCAGCCGCCTTCCGGCACATCTCGCGCACTTCCTTGTCTGACAGGTTCGCCGTGCTGTCAACTACCTCTATCTGCCGCTTGTATTCCGCATCATCCAGATATGCCACCAGCTTCTTCAGCGTTTCCTTCGTCTCTTCCCTCTCTTCTTCCAGCTCCTTGACCTTCTTCGCCTGCTGCCGGAAGAAATCCAGATGCGCGATGCTGATGGTCGCCGTCCCTTCAATGGTGTCCGCCTGAATCTCCTTTGGAATCAGCATCCTTTATCCCTCCATTTCCTTCAGCAATTCGTCCGTCACCCGGCGATAGTCCTGCGTCACGATGCAGCCCTTTGAAAACTTCGGCAGCGGCATCTTCGCCATGGTCGCCTTCTCCGCCATGATTGACCGCCTGACCGCTGTGTCGAAGCAGTCATACCGCAGCGACGTGTGCAACCACTCCTCCACCTGAAGGGAAGTTTTGTTCTTCTGCCGCATCGTCATCAGCACCTTCGTCCGGATTGAAGGATTCAGGCCGCGCAGGTCTTCCACCTGCTCCTGCATGTTCTCGATGGCTTCCAGCTCGAAGCCGCCCACCTTCACCGGAAGGATGACCATGTCGGCAGCCACCAGCACATTCGTGACCGCCATGTCCATCAGAAGCCCGCAGTCCACGATGCAATAATCGTATGCGTCCTGCACTTCCAGCATCGCGGCGGAAAAGCGAAGAATCTGGTCTTCCTTCTCAATCAGCAGCAGATTCATGTTTGTTCGCATCAGATAGCCGTTGCACGGGATGATGTCGATATTCCCGTGCTGCGTGGTCTGTATGGCATCCGCCGTCTTCCATGTCCCGCCGACTGTCCTGTGCTTCTCTAGCAGTTCAGGAAGACCTGCGCCTTCCGGCTCGAACCTCCCGTACAGCATGGACATGTTGCCCTGCTGGTCTGCGTCCACGGCCAGCACCTTCTTCCCCTTCTCCTCGCCCAAAATGTACGCGATGGAAGCGGCTGTCATGGTCTTGCCGATACCTCCCTTTTGGCTCATTACTGCAATAATCTTCATCTTGTCGCCCTCCTTTGGCTCAAATTGTTATTGTGTAGTACAGCGTCATCATCAGGTCACTGAAGGAATACTGCGGCATCTCCTCCGGCAGCATCGGCTCCATCAGCCCCTTCTCCCTGTACTGTTTATGCCGGATTTCAGGGACGGCGGCGAATCCCTTCACCGTCTCCTCCATCCATTCCGGCGCGTTCCCGTGTTCATAGTGCATTACACCTTTATATCCGGTGTACAGGTCTTCCGTCCCTCTCATGATGCGCAGCATCGTCGGATTCGACACCACGGCCAGAAGCTCCTTCACCTTCACAGCGTCTTCACCACCTTCCCGCCCTTCAGCACGGACAGATTCGGATGCTGCATCAGGCTCTCCTGCACCCCGGTGTCAATCCGCTTCAGCTGGCAGTATTCCTTCAGGATGCCGATGGCTTCTTCTGCTCCATAGCACACGACGCAATAATTCCCGTATGATGCAGCCATCCGCAGGAATTCCTTCTGGCTGTCCTCCACCCTGCCCTTGTCGTACTTCATTTCGATGTACAAGCCGCTGTATGCTCCCTTCGGCACTGGCAGATGCAGGTCAGGCACTCCGGCCATCGTTCCCATCTGCTTCAGCTTCACCGCTTCCGCTTTGTTCCTGCTGCCGCCGTTCGGGCAGTGGTGCAGCAGGCGAAGCTCCGGATATACATTCCGCTGCCATCCCGCCCAGCTGATGACGTTTATCTGCTCCGTGTCCTCGCTCCGCAGCGCGTTCCGCATATTCATCGCACCACCCCCAGCTTCCCCATGTCTTCGGCCACGTTCCCGGTCAGCCCCATCTCTTGCATCTTCTGGAAGGCCACGGCATCCTCCGCGCCGCTCTCCTTCAGAATCCACCTGCGCAGCTCCTGCCGCGCCGTCCTGTACATGTCCCTGATTTCCTCCCGGTGATACAGCAGCAGCTTCTCCGTCCGCTCTGACACTTCCCGCCAGTATGCACCGCCTTCCGGCACTCTCTCCGCCTTCAGCTCCTGCATGACGCACTGCACACAGAACACTTCCGCAGCAGTGACCGCCTGCTCTTTCTGGTTCTTCATTCCTCCACGCTCCTTTCTTTGCTCCGGCGCTCCTGCGCTGCCAGCGTCTCCGTCTTCAGCTCCTGCGCCCGCTCCATTATCTCTTCGTTGTATGAATACCAGTGAATCCCTTTGTCCCACAGATGCTTCCTTGCGCCAGCCATCCCGTAGTTGTACGCGGCCAGCACATCCGCCATCAGAAAGTCGCTGCCTTCCAGCTGCTCCTGAAGCTCGTGCAGGAAGTCCACCCCGACACGGATATTCTGGAATGGGCTTTTCAAGTCGGTGCAGTGCAGGCGCTCCATCCGGGCGCTGTGCCACTTCTCTGAAATCTGCATCAGCCCGATGCTCCTGCCGCCATCCCCTTCCGCTCCCCATCTGCATCTGCTTTCATGCTCAATCAGGGCGAAAACCATTTCATAGTCCACCCCGTATTCCTTGCAGGTGATGTATGTGTACACCTGCGCAATTACAGGGAATTCCCCGCCTTCCTTCCTGCATTCCTCTGATATCTCATGATAGTAAAATCCTTCCACCTGTTCGCCACTCCAATCCTGCGACATCGTATTCCATGGGAAGCTGTACACGTCATGCAGCTGGCATCCATAGATGTCCTGCTCCGTCTCCTGCGGCTCCTCCATGCCCTGCTCTTCTGTTTCCTGCTCCTCTTCCAGCGTCTCCTCCGGTGCTTTCTGCGCGATCGCGAACGTCGGCAGCAGTCGCCCTTCTTTCGTTTCTGTGACCTGCCCTTCCTTACACGCTGCCAGCATCACCGCCAGCGCCACCACTGGCATCAGCAGCGCAGCGCCTGCTGCCCTTGCTGCCTTTCTTTGGCTCTTCCTTCTTCGCATCTTTCCCTCCTTCTGGCTCCGGCGGCTTCCGCATCCTTGCGTAGATGTAGAAACGGCCATTGAAATCGTTGTACCGTATTTCCCCGGATGTGTATGTATAGCCTTCCTTCGCGAACCACTGCGCCAGAAGCTCCGGCAGCGCATCAGCATCCTTCACCACCTTTTCCACGTCCTTCGGCTTGAATTTATAGTGCGTGACCTTCTCCTTCGGCTTGCGCAGGTTCTTCGACGGTGTCCAGCTCTTCATGCCTTTTCTGGTATCTCCCTTCCTGCCCTTGTCCTCCGGTGACTTCGTGATGTACTTCGCCATCCCGCACAATCCATTCTCGTCCTTCTGAAGACGGCGCACCTGATTCCGCTTCCCGGCTGTCCACAGCTTTTCCACATCGTCCATGCTCATGTCCCCATCCAGCACGATGTGATGATGCCACCTTCCGGCCTTGCTGCATTCCGTGACATATACATACCGGGCATTCGGCAGCCCCGCCTTCTTCCGGTGATAGTTCAGGCGCTTGATGTAGCGCTGCATGTTCGCCTTCGCTTCCTCCATGCTCTTCGGAATCTGACCGTCGTCATAGGTGAAAGTCGCCCATATATCCCGGTCTGTGAAATTCTCATTGATGACACGCTCGCACTGCTTCCTGCTGTTCTTCTCATTCAGGTTACGCTGTGCCTGCCGCTGCTTCTTCCTCTGCGCTTCATTCGGTATCTGCGCCCGCTCCTTCTTCGTGAACTCCGGATAGATTTCTACTTCCAGCTGCTCCCCTGCCCTGACCTCCTTCGTGGCATATACCTGGCGCTTCCCTTCCTTCAGCATGTCCAGCAGCTGCTGCTCCTCTGCCTTCTCTACCTCCTGCTGGTATGCTGCTTCATAGTCATACTGTACATAGACAGCCTTCTTCCTTCTCTTTCCCATCTGCCCTTCCGCTCCATCTCCATCACTTTCCGGATAACAGTTTTACATATCCGTGAAGTGTTACTATCAATTACAAGCCCGCTGAAGCACCTAAGAAGTGCGAAAAGATTGACTTTCTGCGCCATCCGGTTTATACTCTTCTATGGGAAGTTTCGGACTTTGCAAAAAGCCGGACATAAGCCTTCGGAAGCCGCCAAGCATGTCCGAAGGCTTTTTCATTTTCAGCCCGCTCTCCTCTGTGCTGCATCTCCGCCCGCCTTGCTGACGGACACCACCTGCACCCTGCGCCCGTCCCTGCGGCTCATGATGACGGCGATTGCAGCGAATACCTTTGCCACATCCGGCTGCGTTCTCCTTGCCTGCTCCATTCTTCAGTCCTCCTTCCAGATTGCATTCGCTTCCGTTTCTTTCCCTCTCTCCATGTAATAGTCGTACAGGAATTCCTTCTGCGCCTTCGTGTATTCCTTCAGGGGATTCCTTGTCTGTAATGCCAGCCCCTGCGAAGGATTGTGCAGCAGCACCCAGCCCCTTTCCACAAGATAGTCCCCGAATGTGTTCAGGCAGGATGTTTCCACCTGCCCCGGCATGTGTACCCCTGCCAGCTGCCACTCCTCTTCCGTCATATTCTCCCGGATATACTTTTCAGCCCATTCCTGATGCTTGCACCATTCGACTTCATGAAACTCTCCATCCGGCGCAAGCCATCCATAATCCCCTGTCGTGTGTTCCTCTTTGTCCAGCATCCGCTCCATGAAGCTGTCCAGAAGCCTGCTGCCGTAGCTGCTTTCTATCGGCTGCCCTGTCTCTTCCAACACGTCATTCACCGCATAGGACGGCACATGCTCCATCGCCACCGCGTACCATTCCCGCATCTTGTCCAGCTCTTTTTCTGTCTCCACCAGCTTCTTCTTCGTCCTGCTGTACTGCTCGAAGATGTGGAAGCTGGCTGTCATCTTTGGCTCTTCCCCGGCATCGTATGCTGTCATGTGGAAGGTTCCGTCTGCTGTGTTTCCCTTGAATTCAGCCCGCCCCAGCAGGACATCTTCTGCATATCTCTTCAGCTCCGCTTCTTCCATGTCCGTCCCGCCCATGCAGCCCAGTAATATCTCCATCGCTTTGCTGTAGTCCATTCCATTGATGAAGAACTGCTCACGCACTATCTGCGTTATGTACTCCCCGGTTATCCCGAAGGGAATTGTCCCATTTGTTTCCTTTGCCATGCCTTATTCCTCCTTCCTGATTTCCCCTAAAATTATTTTTCTGAATATGCTTTCAAATATCGGTACTGCAATACTGTTTCCGGCCTGCTTGTACAGCGCTGTATAGTACCTTCCAGCGCGTTCCTGTACTTCCTTTGCCCTCCTGAAGTCCTCGTCCGTGTAGCCTTGCAGCCGCCAGCATTCTAATTCCGTCAGATATCTGTATCTTCCGTTTCCGCAGTCAATTACTTGTGCTGGTGTCCTGTCCTGCCTTGTGGTGATTGTGAAGGCATATTCCCCGATGACGCTTGCCCTTCTGATTCCCGTGTGTCCAATGACATTTCTTACAGAAGGCTGCGTCACATCGTACACTTCCGGCACATCGTCGTTATTTTCCAGAAATTCCCGGATGTCCTTCATCGGTGTCCGAATCAGTTCATCGAAGGCGAATTTTTCCCCGTTCAGGCAGCTTATTGTGAACACTCTTTCCCTTGCCTGCGGCAATCCGAATTCCCTTGCATCCAGCACTTCATAGCTGTTTGTGTAGCCCATCCGCTCCATCTCTTTCTGATACCTGATGAAGTTTGCTATCATGTGCCTGCTCTTCACGTTCTTCACGTTTTCCCAGATGACATATTGCGGCTTCCATTCGCCCATCTGCTCGATGATATGTATTGTTTCCCACATCAGGCTGCTTCTGGTTTCGCTTCCTTCGTCCGCTCCCTTCTGCTGCCCTGCTATGCTGAAATCCTGACACGGGCTTCCATGTATCAGGATTTCCGGCTTCAGATTCCATCCCACCACCGACTGCGTTTTATATGGCAAGTCCTTCGCAAACATGCTGTTGTATGACCTTACGGCCTTTTCGTCTATCTCCACATAGTCAATCGCCTTCGTCGGTATTCCAAGATTGCGAAGCGCACACCGCGGGCTTCCTATCCCTCCAAACAATTCCAGAATCTGCACTGGCTTGTCCTCTGTATTTATCATATTTTTTCACTTCCTCCCCGGCAAAACTTAACACCGTGTTGCCCCTTTTCCCCTTAAAAAGTGACGGAAAACTTGTTGACCATCCACGCATATTCTGGCAGTATGCGCCCGCCGCCATGTTTCCACGGTGTCCTGACTTTGTCTTTCGGCTTGCCATCGTCAGCGGGAAGGTTGCCGTCCTCCCCGGACGGGACAGCTGCTGCCGCCCCGTTTCGGCTCAATAGTCATCTTCTATCTGTTCATCGCGCTCGTCGTAGTATTCGCCATCGTACCCCTTCGCCATCAGCTCCTGATAGCACTTGAAGCATACCAGCCGGAAGGTGATGCCGTGACAGTCCCGCGTGAAGTCCATATCCCGCCGCGCCACTTCTTCACCGCAGCACGGGCAGATTCTCATGTCGATTTCCTTGTACTCGCATTCCCTGTCGAAGTCAGCCATCCGGCAGGCGGACACTGTCCCGTCCCGGCCTGTCATGTACTGATGTTCACAGGTGTCGCAATCGTTGCCCCTGTTGAAAAACTCTTCATACTTCTTCGATTCAGCCATTCTGAAAATCCTCCTCGTACTTTTTGTTGAAAACCTGCTGGAAGCGTTCCATCTCCTGAAGCTCTGCGCAATTTCTCCGATACTTTGCGGCAAGTTTCTCCTTGTCTGCCTGCTCCATGTCCTTGTCCATGATGGCCGTTGCCATCTGCGTCGCCAGCTCCTCCTTCCCTTTTTCAAGACGGCGGCTTTCTTCTGCTGCCATGTTTATAATGCTTTCATACATCCAGTCAGGCATCCGGCGCTTCTCCACTTCCCGCCGCGCTTCCCCGGCTGCCTGCCGCTCCGTTTCCATCTGTTCTCGAAGTCTTTCCAGTTCCTGCTCCTGCTGCTCCACGGTCTTCTTCAGTTCCGCCGCTTCCTTCTCTGCCATCTCTGCCTGTCTCTTCAGACTGAAGGCAGCGTCAAATTCGATGTTCTGCTCTGCCACTTCCAGCACTCCGGCCATCGCGGTGCCGACGTAACTGTCAGCACCCAGCCCTTCCACGATTTTCCTGATTTTCTCTATTGCCTGTCTTTCCTGCTCCTTCGTTGTCATGTCCCGCTCCTCCTTAT